CTTGCTCCGGGAGCTTGTCCAAAATTACCGCCAACATTATTCAGGACAACAGTTGTGCCGTCGAACTCTATCCATGAAGTTGTAGATCCAATACAGAATACTTGTTGCTCATTGTGAGTTCCCATATATATACCACTTGTTCCGTGGTCAGGGAATGCAGATTTACCCCACTGGAACTGCGCACCAGATAAATCTAACGCGCCATTGATGTTTAACTCGTTAACACCTATACTATCTGCAGCTATACTAGCCGCATGTACGTTTAATGCATTAACATACCCAGTAGTAATTGTATTACCTATAGTTGTAGTTGTATCATTGGCTATAGCTGCAGCAACCTCCGGACTTGCGACGTAGTTAGCCACATAATCAGCATTAACCAAGTCACTAGTCAGTGTATCAGCAGTAACTATTGCTAGTTTCATTCTACTAATTGTAGTATCCACAGAACCACTTACCCACCCTAGTGAGAACTCTGTAGTAGTTGTATCCAGTATAACGTCATTCACACTAGCTACTTTATACATATCTGATGCTCTCTTTACTGTTCCACTAGCCCCTACTAGTCCCCCAGTTGGGTGTATTAATCCATCAACTATATACCATTCAGTAGTATTTACAGTTTCTCCATCATCTAGTACGTATGTTATAGGTGTATTAGTTGATGTAGTTAAATCTACTATCTCTGCTACTACTCCAGTATTGTTTCCTTTGAATGCATACCTGAAGTAGTAGGGCTTAACCATCTCATCTGCATACGGACTATACACTTCATCATTTGTATCTATAACTATCTGTGCCTCAGCAAATGTATCAGCTCCAGCAGCATATGATTTAACTGGATTACCTATAAGCTGGTATCCTGCGTTATTTATGTCACCAACTAGACTGTCTGTTGGTATCAAGTTGTCTGTGATATTAATATTTTTATCACCAACTGCGGTAGTTTCTACGATAGCTGATACTGCTTCTTCTACTGTACCTGTTTGTCCGCTACCAAATGTCACTTTACCGTTGAATGTCACCCCATTGGCATCAGCACTGAATACATCATGCCCTGCCGTAGATCCATCTGTAGCGGTAAATCTGAGCTTATTAGCATTAACCCAGAATTCACTATCGTAACTAGGGGTAGCACCACCCTCCCCTCGGATAGCCTCACTAGTTAGCCCAAACCCACTGGTATATGTATGTCCATCAATAATGATATCACTACCGTATGCAAACTGAGCTGTTGTCTTGTCTGCTGTTGTTTTTATTGTGTTCTCTATACTAGAAGATGCCCCAATCGCTCCCGGCACATCATAAGCAGCCAGAACTCCTCCAGCAACTGTGTACGTTGGCATCCAGTCAGTTCCTGCTACGTAAGCAGTCCCATTAGTGACCATTGGTTCTGGGATAGTAATGCCTGCAGAATCCTCTTTAGCTATGCTATACCTCTTCGTTGAACCGTTGTTGTCTTCTTCAAACACTTCGTAGATATACTCGCTAGTGGCTGTATCTGCGACTAACCTTACAGTATATCCAGCAGACATTAAATATGCATCCAACTTAGTTATTTCTTCAGCTAGTGCTATTGTTCTTCCTGTTTCCCAGTCATTATCCCAATCTCCACCGGAACCAAGGGAGATGTCCCATATTTTCACTTCACCGGTATCGATGTCTAACCACATGTCACCATCATGTATTTCATTCTTTAACACACCTGGTTCTGATTCTTCAGTCGCCGGATCTAACACCTGTCTATATATAGTTAATTTTCCGTCAGCGGCTGCTTGAGCATCTGCCGCATCAGCTATTGCATCAAGCGCTTTCTGGTCCTCAATCGCGTGCCAACCATGAATGCCATCGTCATAGTAACTACTGGTTTTGTCTGCAGTGTGATACCACACATCTCCATCATGTTTAGCCCTGTCCTCTTCTTCAACCCATGCTTCTTTTGGATCATTAGTTTGGAACCAGTACTCTACTTTGTTATCTATTTGTGACTCTAGTCCTGGAACAATAATATCGTTTACTACCAACTTATAGGTGTCTAAATCATCTGTATACTTAGTAGCTATCTCCCATGCTCCCGCTGTACTGCATTGGTATAGCTCACCAGGCGTATATGCTTCATCATCAGTTCCCGTTGTTGGAATCCATAAATCTCTTTCAACTCCATTAGGTACGTCGTGAGATTGATTATTGAATATAGTTCTTTTTCCGTCAGCTAAATCAGCTAAGTTAGTTATATTACTATTTGACTCAATTTGGCCCCACTCAACTCCATTCCAACTATACGTTTTAGTCACATCGTATATGCTGCCCTCTTCACTTGCAGTTTCTGTTGTGAACCATAGGTATATATCCCCAGAACCTAAATTATTAGGCTCATACAGTGGGCTATTCGGATCAACTTTCCCGCTGTATATATTAGTTTTATCATCTATTTCATCTGATACGTACTGAGTTATACTTTTTCCACTTAGTACTGATGCTTCAAGATCAACACTAACTGTTCCGCCGCTCAATCCAGTAGATAGTAGTACTACAGCTTTATCATCTGTAGCTACTTGTTGCCAATCAGCAATATTATACTCAACGTCTTCATCTTGGGTACATTCCCATATCTGCTGACTTCCGTCTATGTTTCTAGTCCACAAGTCACCTTTTTGGTATGGAGCAGTAGGAGTTATGTAGAACACTTTCATTTTACCGTCAGCTAATGCATGTGCCGTAGTTGCAGCAATCATTGCAGCACTATCTTTTATCTCATACCATGCATATCCATCATCATCACTTTTTAGTGGATCCGGTGTAGCTAGTTTCACAAATTTAAATGACCTTACATATTGTCCAGCAGTATTCACATATATGAATGAGTCACCAGTATGTACACTTCTTGCATTAGCGTCACCATTTAGCGCATCTTCGGCTAACCAAGACGCATACGGCTCTTTGCTTGGCAGAGGAACTGTACTAGCAACAAAGTCACCCGGGTTAACATCCCCAAAGTCTACAATTATATTCTTATCTGTTGGTAGTGCAATTGGTTCCCCGACATAGCCAAGTAGCCATTCTGTTTCTTCAAACTCATCTAGACCACCATCTACATATATCTTCATCACGCATAGCGTTCCGGCAGTATAGTGACCGTTTAATTCACCAGTTCTCTCTAATCCGTGTAGATCCATCTTCAGGTTGTATTGATCGGTACTTGTGCTTGTTGGTGCAGCAGCTGTTGTATACAGACTAGCTTTGAATGCTCCATATACTCCATTCAGCGCACTCAGGTCTGGATCTACCGCATCTACTATGTATGTGGGTTGCGTGTCAGCTACAGGGTCCAGAATTGTCACTGGTCCATAGTTTTCAGCATGAATCATCACTTCGCCATCTACCTGATTAGCTAATGCTCCAAGCGCTGCTTCATTATCCTCTATCGAACCCGCTAAAGCTTGCAGCTCATCTGGTATAGTATCAGCACCTTCCTCGTAGCCTACAAATGTGTTAAGTCTAGTTACTGCTGTGGCTGTACCACTCACACCATTCTCTAGCTCTATTGCCGATCTTAGTTCAGTTATTGCATTAGCTTCTGAACTGAACTCATCTGATTGTGTTGATAGTATTGTTTCTATACTACTTGCATTACCATTGAACACACTAGCTAAGCTAGTTATGTTAGCTGCCGCTGTTTGCTCATTGTTAGCTATCGTAGTACTCAGATCAGTAACCAAGCTGTGTATTTCACCATCTTGTATCTGACTATTTAAGTGTGATATGCTTAGTGCTAGTGCTTCGTCTGGAGTAGTCTTAACTAAGTCCAAGTTAACTATGTTTGCACTATTGTCTTGCACTGTAGCGTTTAGTGTATCTAGGTGACTTACTACTATACCATTGATAGTAGCCTCAGTCATTATAGATTCTGTATATGTGTTCTTAGCTAATTCTAACTCTAGTAGTGATTGATTTATACTAGTTATTGCATCAGTTAGTCCAGTTGTCTTATCAGCTATTTTACTAGTTACTTCTTGATCAATTATATCTTGTATCCACTGAGGAGTAGTTTGTCCGGAACCAGAGATGTATATATCATCACCAGTTATCACAAACTCTTTCTTAGCAGATGTTATTTCGATTGAGTCATCATCTATCACACATACTTCAGTTGGTTCTGTAGTAGCTATACCTAAGTTTTGATTTTCAATTTCTACATCAATAATAGATTTTTCAATCTCCATCCATTACTCCACGTATACTTCTGGAAGTTTAGCAACGAATTTTCCGTTATTAAGAGTATCGCAGTCTATAGTTATGCGGTACAGCGGTTTCAAGTAGTACCTATCAGCTTTAGATCCTCTTTCTAGTGATAGAGCATTCGCCTCAGCTTCAGTTATAGTAAGTTTAATTTTACCTGACTGTGCGTCCTCAACCGTAGTGTTTACGGTTTGTATTATAGTATTAGACTCTAACTCATATAGTGATGTTTCGAATGTATCTCCAGCACCTATTTCCATAGCCGATGTAGTGCCTGTACCCTTGATCGTTAGTATGAATTCATTATCCATACCTTGGTTGATGATGAATTTATTATCTGTATTACATGCCATATTATGCTCCGCACTCTGCAGACAGGTTACCATCTGCTTTATTCACTACAGACTCTATAGTACATAGTAGCTCGTCTTGAGTCTTACTAGGTACAGTATGAACTTTTAGTGCAGCATCTAACTTAGCATTTGCTATCTGTGCATCTTTAATCAAAGCATCTTTAGCAGATTGAACATCTCGAACTGAAGTAGTCGATACAGTATCTAGAGTTTTCTTTTCTTCAGTAGCCTGCTGTTTAACCAACATACTTATCTGTTCTTGCTTAACTAACAAGTCTTTAGCAGATTGAACATCCCTAACTGATGTCTGTGATAGTATATCTAGGGCTTGGTTTGTCTTGACTACGTCTTCCTTAGTCATCGAGGTAACCTGTGCGTCTTTAATCAGTACGTCTCTTTCAGATGACTCTTTACTTAGTTCAAATTGTACGGCTTGTTGTACCATTCCAGGAATAACTCCAGTATATATCTGACCAGCCTCTGTTTGCGTAATTCTTTGGTTACTTAACGCATCATCTATGTGAGCACTTAGTACTTTCATTAAATCACCGAAGTACCCACTATCTTCTAGTATCTTGCTACCTACAATATTATCAAAACTAACGTTATCAGCCATTATTACTTTCCTTTATACCTATTAACTCATACTAGAGGGGATAACTTGTATCCACTCCGTATAAGTTATACTTCTGATGCACTTACTGCAGCGTCTCTAACTTTTTGTTTATCAGCCATAGCCTTGTACTCTTCTTTGCTTAGTAGTCCAAGGTCTTGAACATTGTATGCAGGAAGTTCTACGTAGTCAACTCTATTCTGTTCATCGTTCTGTACAGCTTTATTGATAGTCATAGCTCTAAGTGTATCTAATGCACCCTGTCTGATATGCCACGGTTTACCTAACAGTAGTCTATCGTTCTGATGACCTATCAAGTCGTTACCCCAACCAATTGTAATTAGGTCAGTCTTAGTTTGATTATCAGCATTACTAGTAGCAATTACTCTTACTTTCTTAGTTAATTCTTTAACCTGTCTACGTCTTTTTTGAGCCTTACTTTCAGTAGTTGCTGCAGTATTTTCTGCGGCTTCTTCAATTTGCTCTACCATATCATCACCGCTAACGAAATCTTCTGTCTCTGCATCATATGCTTCTAGTGCAGTGATTAATTCAGCTTTATTCGGTTTACTTGGATTCTTAGCATCCACATCGATATTTAGTTCTTCGCAAAGCTCAACTAGCTCTTTATTTGTTTTGTCTTCGTAATTCATTTAATCTCCTGTTCTTGGGTAAGTGAACCTAGTTGGTCCCTCATTGCCTTTTATTTATGTGATTTACTTTATTCGCGTTTAGTGCTTAGCACCACCAATAGACTTGTGTAACGACATTATACATCAGTATAACTTCGCCTTAGCTTAACTAATTTTATCTATTAGCTAAGCTAGAGCGTCCTCCGTTAGGAGGAGTACTCTAGTACTGTCAGTTAAATCACTATGCGATTTTAGCTGAACAGTTGATTGATCTAATCCACTCAGGTCTAAGTGTCATGAATCCGTAGTACCATGAAATTGATACTGCACCTTTTTTACCGTATACATCGTTATGTGCGTCAGCTTTAGGCATTACAGTAGTAACTCTAGCAACGTCACCTTCGAAACCAACAGTAGCGAATGATCCAGAACCAACAAATAATACTGGGAATACATCGAACTTGTCATCAGTTTCGTAGTGTGTAGCTGAACCTGTAGCATCTGCTCCAACACCTTGGTAAGAAGGCATTTCTTCTACTTCAATAAATCTGAATTGACCGATTTTACCGATTTCACCTTCAGCAATGTTACCTGCAGAAGCATACATTTCAACTGGAACCCATAGGTCTTTGTTATTATGTTGCATATCTTCTAATGTAGGAATCATTTCAGCACCAACGTAAACATATCTAGCTTTACCAACAGTTGAAGTACCAACTTTAGTAGAACCATCAATTAACTTAGTATCTTTTGGACATCTAGCGTCTTTAAGAGATTTATCCATGTTTCTTAACGATTGGAATGTTAATTCAGAAGTCTCATCAACAGTAACTTGAGAAGTTGCAGAACCTGCGAATACTCTGTTTTGCTCTGATTGAGTAATTAATGAAGCTTGAACTTGTGCTTCTCTGATATCACCTTGAGCTTCACCAACACCTCTAGAGTATCTAGCTAATAAACCTTTTTCAGTATCCATCTCTAATGATCTTTTAGTGAATGCCATGTAGAATCCGAACTCAGAAACGTCTGCTTCTAAAGTAAGTCTCTTCATACCAACTCTATTTACCATTCCACCCTCTTCAGTAAGTGTAGGGAATGCACCTTTTTGAGTAGATAAATCTTTAGATCCACCGTATAAGTTACCATTAGCAATAGTTACACCGTTAGCATCGATACCTTGATCATTAACGTTTGAAGCATGTAAAATTGGTAATTCGTGGTATTTAACAATTTTATCACCAAAGTTTTTTGGTTGAGTTAATCTGTCACCCATTTGTGAGAATACTTTCTTTTTCTTAGCTTCGATTACCGCAGCTCTTGACCAGAACTTATCATTAAATTGAGTACCAATTGATGAAGTAGTTCCACCAGTGTTAAATTTTTGTGCCATATTATTTTTCCTTTTAGCTTGCGTACTAGGGGTTTACCTAGTACATCATTTTATCAAGCTCAGCAGCGAATGCATCATCATCAAGTGCCATAGGGTCAAACGTCTTCTTCTTAGGTTTTCGTTTAACTTTCTTTTTACTTACTGATGCAGCTTTTTTTCTTGCTTCGCTGGCTTGCTTGTTCTTTTGTTCAACTTGAGCTTTATACTCTGCTTCTTGTCGCTCTTTCTCGATCTTAGCTTTCTCTTCAGCAACTAAATCAGCTTGCGCTGTAGGTGCTTCTGTAGTACCTTGAGTCTTTGCGTACTCTTGGTATTCAGTTTCTAGCTGTTGTGCGGCTGTTCTGTACTGATTGATATCACTTAGTGAGTTGAATCTTCCATCGAAGTCAGCTCTTTTTATCTCAGCAATTCTATCTTGTACAGCATCAAATGCCCCACTACTTAAGTGGTCTACTAAGTCCGCAGCACTCTTTTGATCTTGAACTAGCTCAACTAAACTTTCGTTATCCCATTGTTGACCTATAACAGTATTTACCTGTTGCTTAACGCCGTTTCTTTCTGCATTTTCATACAGATCTTCTAGTGCTATGTTAAAGTCACTTGAAGTTTGTCTCTTACCCTCATACTTGATCTCATCCATATCTAAATCCAGTGGATCGATATCTAAGTTTTTAATATGTTGCTTAAGAGCCTCTTTGTCTCCGTCTAATAGATTCATAGCTAAGTCAAACTTAGTTTGATCTTCTAGTATTCCTCTTTCTTTTAACGGAGCCATGTATGGTCTGTACTGTTTAAATCCAGCCATTTTCTCACTGAAGTTCGCAGCCATTTGTTGTGCTTCGATAATCTTCTTAGGATCATCAAACCCTCTTACGGTTCTACCGTTAGCTTTGAATTCTGAAGTTACTTCGTCGTAGAATCCCTTGAATCTTTCGTATTCTTTCTTATAGTCGATATCATCAGTATCCGATTTCTTATCGTCATCTTCTGTCTTCGTGTCTGTGTCATCTTTCGCATCTTCTGAATCTTTGTCATCCGATTCGTCATCTTTTGACTTGTCATCAGTATCATCTGCGCTTAAACTATCGTCATCTACTTGAGTGTTTTCCTCACCGTCTTCTTCATCTAACTCATCTTCGTCTTCGTCACTATCCTGATCTTCACCGTCGATCCCATCATTCGTTTGTGCATCATCGTCGTCTTCTGAATCATCTAAATCATCCTCATGATCAGTGTCCTCATCGTCTTCTGTATCTTCACCTTCATCACCCGCTGTTTCATCATCTATTTCATCGGCAATGTCGTCTTCATCTGCAGCAAATTGGTCTTCAGTTACTTGTTCATCAAGCATTGCTTCAAACTCATCATCACTCATGTTATCAATTTCTAATTCTTCTTGAGCCATCTGTTACTCCTCAATCGAACCAGAAGCTGTAACTTCTTTTCTGTATTTCTCTTCTTCAGCTAATGCATCTGGTGCCATATCTGCATCTTGCAGACACTTACCGATGAACGCTTTGAAGTCTCTAATAGAACCCAGCTTATCCATCATATTCTCTAACTGATCCCTTTTCAATGCAGTTGGTGTAGTTAATACACCGAATATTCTTTCAGCCTCTTCTTCCATGTAGCCGTCAATTACTAACGTTATGAAATCTTCATTCTCATGAAGTCTTTCTACCGCTTCACCAAGCTTAATTGCTTTTTTTAAATCTTCAATTCTAAGATCAACCTGTCTCAATTCGTCTTTTATATCTGATGCTTCCATCATATTCTCCTGTTTCGAGGTAGTCTGTCATTGCCCACAGTGGGATGATCTGCCATTGCTCATTTTAATTGTTACAGCTTTTTCAGTCGTCAGTGAGTTGGACCTAGACGTATTATAGCTTAGTTTGCCTTACCTGTAGCTAACGCAGCTGCCCACTTAGCTAACTCTGGGTTAGGGGGCGTAGTAACTTTGTTAGCTCCCCATTGAGCTTCTGCTGCCAGATCTCTTTGCATGGGTTGAGCTATACTACCTTGAACTGTTGCTCCCGGAACAGCCATAGCAGCATTCTCAGCATCTTTAGCCGTCAAGTATTGAGCTAGTGCTGGATTAATTTTAGCACCACTTTGAGCTGCGTTAGCAACTTGAGTAGGTCTACCACTAGCTAAGTAATCAGCCGTATCTCTAGCGGCTATTGCTTCAGTACTATTCATTCCAGGCTCTCCACCCATTGCTGCTAAAGCTTGTGCATTAGCTAATTGATTCTGTCGTGCTTGCATAGCCTGTAATTCTTCTTTACTTGGTAATCCGTTCATTATTGTGGTCCTCTTTTATTTAATTCTGTAAATGCCTGCTTATCTAAGTCAGTTACTCTTTGGTGTTCTCTCTCGTTCATCTTTCTGTCATGCTTCATGGCTTCGTCTTCCAGCTTTTCGATTCTGTCTAATCCATCATTCGATCTAACGAATTTTTGGTCCAGTAAGTCTGTTTCACTTCTTAACTTATCAGCTTGGGCTGTAGTTAACTCCGCTTGAGCATTTTTCTTTCTAGCTTCAGCGAAGTTTTCAGCCATTTCACTTCTCAGATTTTGTTCAACTCTTGAATTTCTTTCTGTTATCTTACTATCTTCAGACTCGATACCCTTAGCTAAGTCAGCTATTTCCATTTGTAATTTTTGCATCTCTAACTGCATTTTTTCCATTTCCATTTGCTGTAGCTGTTGCTGCATTGGATCTGGCTGCGGTTCATGCTCTTCGTACTGTTTAGCTAAGTCTGGTTGCTTCATTAGTCTAGCAATCTTAGCCATAGTTATTTGGTACATCTTTGGATCCATTTGCGGACCGTTAGTTTGTAGCAACATAGTAAGCTCTTGGGCTTCTTGTTGATCTTTCTCTGGAGTACTAACATCAATCTTTAAGTCGAACTCACCCATTAGGTCTTCTCGTCTTACTTTAACGAATTCTTCAGCAGTAACTCTAACTACTTCTTCCTCATCTAGGTATGCTTGATTCATTATAATAGTTTTTCTAGCCATGTCTTTGAATAAGTTACTTAGTCTTCGTAGTGTACTTAGTTGTCTCTTACTTGTAGCATCTAATGCTGACCTACTCTGCGTATTCTTGTTACCTAAGTTTTGTGACGCAGTATCTCCACCAAATGGCCTTACTGAACTGTATGTCTCAGCGTCTTCTTTCTGTAGTCCGATCATGTCGAATACTGTACGTGGTACCGGTGTTACACTGTTCTTGTGGATACTAGTTCTTGGATCTTTACCTGATCTGAAGTAAACTGTCCTACCGGCTTTGTAGTTATCTTTTTGTAGTGGACTAGCAAAGAATTGTTCATCAATGAACTCTTGACCAATTGCCTGGTCTGCAGTAATATCATGAGCTGCCCTAGTCATTTTACCGATACTATCTTGGTTCTCAGCTAGTAAGTCCCCGTCAGTCTCTCCGTATACTTCACCTTTAACAGGCATGTATCTTTCAACACTAAACGGTAATTCTCCGTGAGGGAATGGGTTTTCTTCCATTCTAACTAGTACTTTACCTATCCATGTAGCAACTACTGCTGTAGTTTCGCCTGAACCGTCAATGTCCCAGTAACCCCAGTATTCGTACGCTGTTAATTTTTTTCTAGCTTTATCTTTAAACTCGAATGTAGTTTGTTGTTCATATTCATTGTAGAACTCTCTAGCTTTACTGTCGAGTACAACTTTATCTAAGTTCTTGTAAATACCTTGTTCTTCCTTAGTTGTAGTACTAACTCCGTCAACTACTGTTTCACATACTTCGCATGAGTACTCTTGTTTCTTAAGTGTGTTCATGTCTGTTTCATACTCGTGAATAATGAACTGAGCGTTCTCTACTACACCTTCACATGTAGGATCGATGATTACATTATAGTTATTACATACTTCGTACGTAGGATGATTCTTGATTAATCTAGGCTCTTCAACTATTTGTGTTTGTACTCCAGTCTGAACTGGTTCTCCACTCTCCAGCATTGCTTGAGCTTGAGCTGGATCCATTTGACCTGATTCAACTGCTTGTTGTAGCATCATGTAGCTTTCTTCTGGGCTAGCGTATACTGGGAAATCTTTTTCTACTTCAACGATCTCTTCTTCTACAACCCAACCAGTCTTAACTATTACAGTACCTTCGTCTACATCAGTTCTCACAATGTCCCCAACTAGTTTTACTTTGTCTACTTTAGTAGCCCATTGGTAATTTAACATTAAACTATTTTGCTTAGCGGCATTAATGTCTTCAGCAGTTCTCGGTTTGATATCGAACATATCCTCAGTATTCAGGAACGGTTCTTCTAGTGACGGGTATAACCATTCATGTTGCTTTCTAATCAACTTTGGTCTAACTGTACTTTTACCTTTCGGTACCTCTAATTCAGGTCCACCGTCTAGGTTTACTTTTCTCTCATCAAGCTTCAGTAACCACTGAGAATGGTCTTCCTGAGCTTGCTTGTAGTCTTCATATAAGTCATTGAATGAAGGTTCGCTCTTCCACGAAGTTAGCTTAGTTTCTTGTGAATTGTCTACTGATTCAGCATTATCTACGATCATCAAATCTCCCTATGAGTTATTCTGTCTATTTTAGCGCACATTCTCTTAAATTTATCTTAACTAATGTACTTTGCTTCAGTTAGTCCGATTCGGTGTGCATCTTCTAGCGACTCGATTAGACCAAATGCGTAGCCTATTTTAGCTATTCTACTGTCTAGTGTATGTCCAC